GTACTTGATCAAATTCGTAAAGCTGCTGCAGTGTTGGGACATTCTGAACTAGTTCTTACTGGTGAAAATGGTGTTGTAACTGGCACAGTACTTGACGAAAGGGATTCAACTGCAAACACATTCTCCATGGAATTAGATGGTGATAATGAATGCAAAAATGAATTCAAGTTTGTAATCAATATTGCTAACTTAAAATTACTGCCTGGTGATTATTTTGTTAGCATCTCTTCGAAATTAATAAGTAATTGGACTAACGTTTCTCGTTCAGCTCCTGTAAATTATTTTATAGCTTTGGAGAAAACAAGCGAGTTTAATGTATAAATATAAGTACATAAAAGATTTCTCATTTAATTATGAGGATAAGGTGGAAGATGCGGATAACCGGTCTTCCTTAATTAGTCTACTTTGCAAAGGAGAAAAAAATGACTGAAGAAGTAAACGCAGCTGCTGAAGAAGCAGCACCTCAACTTACTCTTGGGGACATCGCTACTATGGTACAAATTATCGATTTGTGCTCAAAAAGGGGTGGATTCGAAGGATCTGAACTGGAAGCAGTTGGCGGTCTTAGATCAAGAGTGGTTAAATTCCTTGAGGCTAACCAGCCTAAAGACGGTGAAGCACCTGAAGGTGAAGTTCCTGTCGCTGAGGAAGTGGTCGAAGCTGAAGAAGCTTAACTCTAGGAGGGGAGTTTCGGCTCCCCCTCTTTTTTTATTATAGGATATATTATGAATGCAACTGAACGAAAGTCTTTATTAGAAGCACTTAAAAAAGGTACAGTAACTGTAACCTTTCGAAAAATAGATACAGGGGAACTTCGAGTTATGCCCTGCACTCTCAATCCAGCAGTCCTGGAAGCAAATAACGTTAAAACAACTATCAACTATGACGCACAAAACATGGAAGCATTTCCTGTTTGGTCATTGGATAAAGATGCATGGCGTGCATTTCGCTTAGATACTGTTGAGGGTTGGGAAGTATTATGAAAGAATTCTTATGGGTCGAAAAATATCGACCAAAAACAATAGAGGAATGCGTACTCCCTGCTGAGTTAAAAGATAATTTTAACCAGGTATTAAAACAAGGGGAACTACAAAATATGCTCTTAACGGGCACAGCTGGCACCGGAAAAACCACCGCGGCAAAAGCATTGTGTCATGAACTTGATCTCGATTACTTATTGATTAATGGATCTGAAGAATCGGGTATCGATACTCTACGAAATAAAATAAAACATTTTGCTTCAACTGTATCATTACAGGGTGGATACAAGGTGGTTATATTAGATGAAGCTGATTATCTAAATCCCCAGTCCACCCAACCTGCTTTACGTGGATTTATTGAAGAATTTTCTGCTAATTGTAGATTTATTCTTACATGCAATTTTAAAAATCGTATTATTGAACCATTACATTCTCGTTGTACAACAATCGAATTTAATATACCAAAAAAGGAAGCTGAAAGATTGGCTTCTGTTATGATGGCTCGTTTGATGCTTATTCTTGATGATGAAGGCGTTGGATATGAACCACCAGTTTTGGCTGAATTAATTATGAAACATATGCCGGATTGGCGTAAAGTTCTTAATGAACTACAAAGATATTCTGTAAGTGGTAAAATCGATGCTGGTATATTGGTACAATTATCCGATGTATCATTACAAAGCTTAATGACTTTTCTTAAAGAGAAAAACTTTAAACAAGTTCGTAAATGGGTTGCTGAAAATATGGATAGCGAACCAGCAGCTTTGTATCGTAAGATATATGATAATATGAATGATCATGTAGAATCTGCTTCTATACCTCAGCTTGTTCTGATACTTGCTGATTATCAATATAAGAATGCATTTGTTGCTGATCATGAACTCAACACTGTAGCATGTCTAACTGAAGTTATGGCAGGAGTAAAATTTAAGTGAATAATACAAAAGTCTTAGAAGCAACTGTAAAGGAATTACAAGGACAATTACAAGCTGCTTATTCTAGAATCTCAGTTCTTACAGACGAACTAAACAAATATAAAAGTAAGTATAGGAATGAAGTTGACGAACACTTTGATCAAAAGATGAAACAAAAGTCAATGACTGAACTAAACTTTGATGGTAATGAAACACGTGGAAGGTATGGAGAAGATGAATCCGTTTGACTATTTAAATGCTATTAATTCAACCAAAAAAGATATTATGGTTGATGATATATCTGAAAAAGATTACAATGCTTTTATGGTTAACCGTGGATTGTCTTATTTTGCTGATACTGTTCTGTACGCCAATGAAATGAATAGGTTACATCACCTAGATGGCCGCCTTCAATTTGATTTTTTTATAAATATAATTAGAAAGAAAAAAAGGTTTTCTAAATGGTTTAAATCAACCGAAGATGAAAATCTTAATGTTATAAAAGAATATTATGGGTATAGCAATGAAAAAGCTAAGTCTGTTTTATCATTATTAAATATTAACCAAATTGAAGATTTGAAACAAAGGATTTATAAAGGTGGAAGAACAAAAACAAATAAGTAATTGGCAGCCAGATATGATGCTGGAAATTACACTCAACGAACCTGATGACTTTCTCAAAGTAAGAGAAACACTAACTAGAATTGGTGTTGCTTCTAGAAGAGATAATAAGTTATTTCAGTCATGTCACATATTGCACAAACAAGGAAGATACTTTATTGTGCATTTCAAAGAACTATTTTTATTGGACGGTAAACCTAGTAATCTACTAGAAAATGACGTTCAAAGACGTAATACGATTGCAGTATTACTTGCTGATTGGGGATTGATATCTATTCTTATTCCAGAATCAGCCAAAGACGTAGCTCCGTTAAGGCAAATAAAGGTTATACCTTTTAAAGATAAGTCTGAATGGGAACTATGTCCAAAATATAATATCGGAAACAGTAATAAAGATTAAAAGACTGCGTTGCAGACTTTATGAATCCTACCTGATTTCATGAATTTGTGAAATTGTTTTAACTTTAGTTTTAAATATTTTTGCATATAATTATTTATATCACTTTGTAACACAACTGTAACATTACTAGGAATTAAAGTTATATAAATATAAATGAAGAATGCGGCATTGGGCCGGTTCTCAACAACCTTGCTATTTAATAGGAGGAAAATAAAATGGTAAGAAATACAATGAACGTACCACGTTCTTTATTCGTAGGCTTTGAGCCTTTATTAGATGAATTGGAAAGAATTCATTCTAATGGTCGTACTAACGATAACTATCCACCACACAATGTTGTGAAGATCGATGAAGAGAAATTCTTAATCGAGATGGCTTTGGCCGGCTTCAAACAGGAAGACATTTCAGTCGAGGTTAAGGATGGTATATTGAAAGTCAAAGGTGAAATGCCGTCTGATGAGCGTGAATTTGCGTATAAAGGTATATCGTCCCGCAAATTTGAGAAGTCCTTCCGACTCTCTGAATTTGTTGTAATAGACGGTGCTGATCTTAAGGATGGAATACTCGTAGTGTATGCTAGAGTTGAACTCCCTAAAGAGAAGCGTCCTAGGAAGATCGAAATAGGGTCTGCTGGGGCATCAACAAAGAAAGATTTTTTACGTGAGTAAAAGGTCTCAATTAGCGAAAACTCAGTAGATAGTTATAAACTTTTTACTGGAGATTAATGATGACAACAATAAAAGCCTATATGGCTAATCATCAAGACATCGCTAAGACCTTATACCGTACTTTGGAACCCATTTTAATAGCGACTGTTTGCTTAGGCACTGCACCGTTTTTAATTTGGATTGCATCCAATCAGTATGGCATAGGTTGACGCACATCGAGGGGAGATTACTCTCCCCTCAACTTTTTTAAAATAAATGAAAAAAAACCTTTACTTTTACTAAAAACTGTGTTATAATATTACTCTACATTATGGAAAATTGCCTATGAATTTTTACACTAACGTTACTCGATATGGAAATATGATTCTATATCGTGGATATGAAAACGGTAAAAAAGTAAGTCACAAAATCAAATACGCTCCTACTCTTTTTGTTTCAACACCAAAAGGTGATTGGACATCTTTGTCTGGAGATAAGTGTGCACCTATTAAATTTGATACTATGCGTGAAGCTAAGGAATGGGTTCAGCAAAATAAAGAAGTTGCTGGACGTAAGATCTTTGGTAATACACGTTATATATCTGCTTTTATCAATGAATACTTCCCAGGGACGATCAAATTTGATCGTAATCTAATTAATGTCACTACAATCGATATTGAGGTTGCTTCTGACGATGGATTTCCTGAACCACAGGAAGCTTCAAAAGAAATCACTGCTATTTGTCTTAAAAATAATATTGACAATACATATTATGTTTTTGGCGTTGGTGATTATGATGTCAGCAAAGCTCTTATGAAAACTAATCGAGTTGTTTACATTAAGTGCTTAAACGAAGCTATGCTGCTTCAAAAGTTTCTTGACCATTGGTCTACACCATCACATACGCCGGATGTAATTACCGGTTGGAATTCAAGGTTCTTTGATATTCCTTATCTTGTAAATCGTATCAATCGACTTATTCCTGGTGCTGAAAAGAAGTTATCACCATGGGGAATGGTCGATGAAAGAGCTATAAACTCAGTCCGTGGAAAACAACAAACATATGAAATTGGTGGTATTGAACACCTTGATTATCTAGAACTATTTAAAAAGTTTGGCTACTCTTATGGTCCACAAGAATCATATTCACTTAATCACATCTCCCATGTTGTACTTGGCGAAAAGAAACTTTCCTATGAAGAACATGGAGATTTGTTCAGTTTATACAAATTCGATTACCAAAAGTTTATTGACTATAATATCAAAGACGTTGAATTGGTTGATCGTATTGAAGACAAATCTGGTCTTATTACACTTGCTATGACTATAGGTTACAAAGGTGGTGTTAATTATGGTGATACTTTTGGTACTACTGCGATATGGGACACTATCATTTATCGTGATCTTTATGCAAATAAAGTTGCTATACCATTCGCAGAAGATAAGATCAAAACACCATATCCTGGTGGTTATGTGAAAGAACCTATTGTTGGATTACACAAAAACGTAGTTTCTTTTGATTTAAATTCACTATATCCTTCGTTAATTATGCAATACAATATGTCTCCAGAAACTATTGCTTCAGGAGAAACAACTCAATTGGACGTAGATTCCATATTACAAAATCCTAATATTGTAAATAACCAAGGGAAAGCAGTTGCGGCTAATGGCCAATACTTTAATATAAATAAGCTAGGTGTGCTTCCAAAGATTATTAACGATCTTTATAGTGAACGCGTTGATATAAAACAATCAATGTTGAAAGCACAGCAAGAGCTACAAAAAGCAGATAAAAATGACAAGCAAGATATATACAGAATCGAAAGAGATATTACCATTAATGAGAATAGGCAAATGGCTATTAAAATTCTCCTTAATTCTCTTTATGGTGCTTTGGGCAACAAGTACTTCAGATTCTTTGATCAACGAATTGCCGAAGGAATTACCCTTACCGGACAACTTACTATACGATGGGCTGAAAATGCGGTCAATCAATACCTTAATCGATTGCTCAACACTTCGACCGATTATGTTATCGCAATCGACACAGACAGCGTGTATGTTTGCCTAGATGATCTAGTACAAAAGTTTAAACCTACAAATGTAACTGATTTCTTGGATGCTGTTTGTAAAGATAAAATCGAACCAGTACTTGCAGAATCATATCAAAATATGTACAATATTCTTGGCGGTATTGAAAACAAAATGGTTATGGGTAGGGAAGTTATTGCTGATGTTGGCATATGGACTGCCAAGAAAAGATATATCCTTAATGTCCAAGATAACGAAGGTGTTCGTTATGCTGAACCAAAACTTAAAATTATGGGTATTGAAGCTATAAAATCTTCTACACCTATGCCATGTCGTGATGCTCTAAAAGCTATATTCAAAGAAATTGTTTCTGGATCTGAATCACAAGTACAAACATCTATTGATCAATTCAAAACATATTTCAAAACTTTACCACCAGATCAAATTGCGTTTCCGCGTGGAATCAGCAAAATTACAGCTTTCAAAGATAATCAAACCATCTACAAAAAAGGTACACCAATCCATGCTCGTGGTGGATTGCTATATAATAAGATGCTTATTGATTTATCATTACAAAAGAAACATCAACAAATTGGAAATGGTGATAAGATAAAATTCATCTATCTAAAAACACCAAATGTTCTTAAGGAAAATGTAGTTAGTTTTCCAGAGTATTTGCCAGAAGAGTTTGGTCTTCACAGGTACATTGATTATGACCTACAATTCCAAAAGACTTTTCTAGATGCGATCGATCCAATCCTTGACGCGATTGGTTGGTCCTCAAAAGAGGTAGCAACTTTAAATGATTTTTTTGCATAAAGTTGTTTACTTTTACTTAAAACTATGTTATAATATACCATATTGGAGAAAAAAATGAAAAATATACAATTAGTAAGGTTAACATCAGGTGAAGAAATTATCGCCGATGTCAATCTAAATGGAATTGATACCGATACTATTATCCTTAAGGATGCTATCGTACTCATTCCAGCAGGAGAAGGTAAAATTGGCTTTATGCCTTTTATGCCATACACTAAAGCAAGTGATGGATTAGAAGTGGATATGAAATTTGTCATGTTTATGGTTGAACCAGTAAGTGATTTGATCAAACAACATGCAGAAGCAACGTCCTCTATTGATTTATCTGCATCATCAGCAGGAAAAGGAATCATTACATAATGAGTAAAGATTGGGTAAAAGATATTCACCTAATGCAAGGTAAGTATTTAACAAGGCAATGGGTTAAAGATAATCCAGAAAAATGGAAAGCATTTCTAGACTTTAGAGTTGATTTTCTAAGAGAAGAACTAGAAGAAACAGAAGCAGCATTGGTTAGTATGGATGCTGAAGAAATTGTTGATGGTCTTATTGATTTGTGTGTAGTAGCTATTGGTACACTCGATGCTTTTGGAGTAGATCCATATAAAGCATGGGATGAAGTATTACAAGCTAATATGGCAAAAGAAGTTGGTGAAAAACCATCAAGGCCAAATCCACTTGGTGTACCTGATCTTGTAAAACCAGAAGGTTGGACAGGACCAAGTCATGAAGGAAACCATGGTAAGTTTAACGATATTCAATAATATATACGATAATAAAACTCATCAAAGAATGGATTATGATTCTTTCGATGAGTTTGAATCTGTATTATTTAAATTATCTGAAAGTACAAAGTATCCAACCAAAAAAGATGCTCCATTAATTAGTCCAGCAATCTATAAAAAAGATTCAACTAGGTGTAATGATGGAGTTACTGGTTGGGCTGGCTGGTGTGCAGTAGATGTTGATATTGAAGTTGAATCTGAACCATGGAAAGAATATAAACACATTAAATATAGTACAGCATCTTCAACAAAAGAATTACCAAAATTTAGATTGGTATTTCCTTTAACAAGATATGTTGATAAAGAAGAAATCAAACACTTTTGGTTTGCTCTTAATAAGCAATTAGGAGAAGTAGGTGATGCTCAAACTAAAGATTTATCTCGTATGTATTATATTCCAGCATTATATGATGGTGCTTTTAACTTTATAGAAAAGCATGATGGTATTATTATGGATCCAAGTAAACTTATGGAACAACATAAGTATGTAACTCCAGAAGGTAGCTTCTTCGATAAACTACCTCAAGCAATCAAACAAGGTCTAATGGACCATAGAAAAAATCAACTGAATAATAAAAATTATACTTGGACAAGTTATAAAGATTGTCCTTTTGTAAATCAAAAGAAGGTTGAAGAATACAAAGTTTTAACAGATGGTTGGTATTATGCTTTATATCAACTAATGGTTTCTATTGCTGGTAATGCGGTATCTAAAGGTTATCCTATTAGTGCAAAAGAAGTTGAGTTTTTAATAAGAGGTTTAGATGCTGATTGTGGTAATTGGTATCTTAAAAGACCAATAGATAAAGAAGCTGAAAGAGCAATTGAATTTGTTTTCAGCAAAAATATGTAGGAGTAATTTATGAATGATAAAGATTATGATAGATTGAGTAATCAGGTAAAATATATTTGGAGAACTAGAGATATGTTAAAAGCTTTCGGAGTTGGCTTACTTCTTGGATTAGTATTTGCTTTTCCAAATTATGCTCATGCATTTGATGAAAATGGTGATAGGTTTTGTCTAGCACAAAACATTTATTTTGAAGCTGGTAATCAACCATTTGCTGGAAAATTGGCTGTAGCAAATGTAACTTTAAATAGAGTTGCAGACTTACAATTTCCAGAAACTGTGTGTGAAGTTGTATATCAAACAAAAGAATATAAAATGTCATGGACAGGAGAAATGATTCCAAAAAGAGGAATGTGCCAATTCAGTTGGTATTGTGATGGTAAATCAGATGAACCAAAAGATTCAGTTACTTGGATAGAATCGATTCGAATTGCTGATATAGCACTTCAATCTTCTAATTTTGACGTAACAAGTGGAGCACTTTGGTATCATGCAGATTACATACATCCATATTGGGCTGATCACTTAACAAAAGTTATAACTATAGAAAACCATATTTTTTACAAATGATAAACTTTAATCTAAACGAAATAAACCCTATTGAACTTCATGATAGGGCTACAAACGAAGCTAAAAAAATAGCTACAAATACATCATTCAAAATGAGTGGAAGAACTTATGAAGATCTAATTCGACAAACGAGAAAAGGTCATGCTGCAGAACTTTACCTTATAGATATATTAGGATGGGAAGATGATGAAAGAGATTATAAAGATGTTATTGATCCAGATGGCTTGCCAGTAGAAGTCAAAGTTACTTCAAAAGAAACAAATATACCGTTCATGATAGAAAGATTTACTGATATAAAAGTAAATCAAAAATGGATGGAGTGGCCAGATCATCTTATAATTTTTATTAATCCTGACGATTCAAATGAGTACTTATACCATGGTAGGTATGAGTGGAAGAAAAACGAATGGAGGTTACAACACTAATGTATAGATATAACGTAACAGTCACTAGAGTGGTAGATGGAGACACAGTTGATGTGGATATCGATCTTGGCTTTGGAATGACTTACAAAAAACAAAGAGTAAGAATGATGGGCATAGATACTCCGGAATCAAGAACCAGAGATCTAGAAGAAAAATTCTATGGTAAGCAATCTAAATATTTTTTAGAAGATCTATTGGAAGATCAAAAGATACAATTGGTTTCTCACGATAAAGGTAAGTTTGGTAGAATACTAGGTGAGCTTTTTATTGAAGAAAATGAATTGAGTATTAATCAACAAATGATTGATAATTACCATGCTGTTCCATATTTTGGTCAATCAAAAGAAGATACTGAAAAAGGACATCTAATGAATAAAGCTGCTTTAAATGAGCAAGGTATTGTATATATTGCCGACTAAAATTAATGAAAATAATTGTTTACTTTTACTGTAAACTGTGTTATAATAACTATATTATTAAGGAAATGATATGAAAGAAAGCCTAGTAGTCTTAAAAGAATGTGCAGAAATGCAAACCAAAAAATCACAAGATTATCAAAGTGATGGTTCAAATGTAACTCAATCGATGCATTATCGTAGAGGCGTTGACACTATTCACGATGTAATTCTTGGTAAAGTCATGCGTGCAACGTCACTTCTCGAATCTGGAAATAGTCCTAACTATGAATCCCTTGAAGATACCTACAAAGATCTAATTAACTATTCATCTTTTGCAGTGTCTTATCTTCGTGGTAAAATGGAAGGCCAAAGTCCAGATCGTGACATGTTTAATAAACCAATTAAGGAACCGGTTAATGATAACAATTGAAGCAGTCCGTGAGTATTTTCGTAATGAATTATACCACGAAAATTTTACTAAAGATAGAAATGGTGGTAAAACAATCGAAATGATTGGTGCCTCATTTATTGCAGATGAAGATGCAATATTTGGTAAACCAAACGATGACTATATTGATGCAGAAATAGAATGGTATGATAGCCAATCTACTAACATTAATGATATTCCGTATGGTGATGAACCACCTAAAGCTTGGCAATATTCAGCAAATGAACATGGTGAAATCAATTCAAACTATGGTCACTTAATTTGGTCAGACAAATACTACAATCAATTTGAACAAGTAATTAATGAATTGGAAGCAAATCCAGATTCTCGTAGAGCTTCAATGATTTATACACGTCCAAGTATTTGGAAAGAGTATAATGAAAATGGCAAAAATGATTTTATTTGTACTAATTCAGTTACATATTATGATCGTGATTCTAAACTACATGCTGTAGTTCAAATGCGTTCTAATGATGTGATCTTTGGCTATCGTAATGATTATGCTTGGCAACAATATGTTCTACACCAATTGGCTTGGGAATTACACATGGATGCTGGTGACATGCATTGGCAAGTACAAAATTTACATGTATATGAAAGACATTTTGATTTAGTTAAATGAAGCATAGATTATTAAATATGGAAAGTGGCAAAAGAGATTCTACTTGGTGGCCAAGATATCTTGGTATTGCACGACAAGTTTCTACTTGGAGTAAAGATCCAAGCACTCAAGTTGGTGCAATTGCAGTTGGTACAAAAGGCCAAATCTTAGCTCAAGGATACAATGGATATCCAAGAGGTATGGATGACAGCGATTATGATAATCGTGAAGAAAAATATAAAAAAATTGTTCATGCTGAAATGAATTGTATTTACAATGCTTCATGGAATGGTGTTTCATTAGATGGTGCAGATCTTTTTGTTTATGGATTACCAGTTTGCCATGAATGTGCTAAAGCAATTATCCAAGTTGGAATTAAAAGAGTGATATCTCCATGGATGCAAAATCTCCCAAAAAAATGGGATGACTCTTTTGAATTAACAAATAAATTTTTTAAGGAAGCTGGTGTAAAATACGAGTTAGTAAAATATGACTAAACAAAAATTTACAGAAAACGAATTAAAAAATAGTAAAAGAATTTATAAATCAGCAACTCCAAAATATACATTAGATTGGTATATTAAATGGATTGCATCTGGTTTTATTTTAACAGCAATGTCAATTCGTGGAATAGATGGGTTTTTATTATTTGACCTAGTTATATCTACAATGGGTGTTGCATTATGGACTGTTGTTGCAGTCCTTTGGAAAGATAGAGCTTTGATTCTATTAAATGGTGTTGGATTAATTTTCTTATTAAGGAACTTATTTCAACAGTTATAACTATATTATAGTGAGCTACTCTAATCCAGTCAAACTACTCACTTAAATAAACTGATATAAAGGAGAAAAATATGTCAAAAATAAAAGTCGGCATTGTAGGTGTCGGATCATGTGCCAAGTCCCTAGTGGAAGGCATTCAATACTATAACGAAAACCCACAAGACAAAGTAGGTCTTATGTATGAGGATATCGGTGGATATTCAGTACATGATATTAAATTTGTAGTTGGATTCGATATAGACAAACGTAAAGTAAATAAAAAATTAGCTGAAGCTTTAAGAGCTCAACCTAATTGCGCAATGGATCACGTTGATGAGATTACAACTAAAAGTAATTCTTCATGTGTATCTAATGATGCAGTAGTATATTCTGCTCCAGAACTGGATGGAATTGCTCCTCATATGAATGATTATCCTGATGAAGTTACATTTGTCAATGGTGCAATACCAGCAGAATCATTTGATAGAACTGTAGAACTTTTACAATATCATAAAGTAGATGTTCTTATTAACTATTTACCGGTAGGTTCAGAAGATGCTTCAAAGTATTGGGTTGATGTAGCTTTAGCTGCAGGAGTACATTTTGTAAATTGTATTCCTACACTTATATCAACTGAAGATGCTGTAGAAACTGAACAAAGATTTATCGATAAAGGTTTAACTATTGTTGGATCTGATATGAGATCAGCTTGGGGTGCTTCAAGAATGTCTGAAGTTCTTCAAGGTGCTATGTTAGATTCTGGTCTTATGGTTACACAACATATTCAAATGAATATGGCAGCTGGTTCTACTCAAGGTCAAGAACATATTAGAACAGGTAGAACTGCTAATACTGATTTCTTAAATATGGCTAAAGAGTATAGGCTACATAATAAACATGTTTCAAAAGAAAATGTTTTGAAAGGTCAAAATATTGTAAGAGATGAAACTACTTCTGGTATGACTCTATATGCTGGACCATCATTAACAGTTTTACAAAAACCAGGTGGAGATTATATTTCATCTGATAATAAAATTGCAAATTTTGATATGGTTGCTTATGGATTTGCTGGTGCTCGTTATGAAATGTCGGCAAGACTTTCTGTACAAGATTCACCAAATTCTGGTGGCGTAGTTGTTTCAGCAATTCGTTTTTGTAAGGTAGCTTCTGAAATGGGTATTGTAGGTTTCTTAAGAGGTCCATCAGCTTGGACTCAAAAGACTCCACCTGTTCAGTTGAAAACAGAAGATGCTAAATTCGAATGTGATGCTTTAGCAAGACGAGTAGTAACTCCAATGACAGAACCTCAGATGGCAGACAATCGTCCAAAAGCAAAAGATCTACCACATACATTTCAATCTGCAGAGAATGATTATGTCTGAAGTCTTAGTTAATACTTTTGATATTGATGGTGTCATCTATTTTGGTGAAGAGCATTATGGCGTAAGACCTTGTGATATGGACATTATTATCACAGGGCGGTCGTTCGAACAAAGAGAAGAAACTGAAAAAATGCTTGAATCTAGAAACATATATAATAGAGTATTGTTTAATCCATTGGAAAGAAATCATCCTGATTATAGTCGTGAAGCTTCTGGTAAGCATAAAGCTCAAATGATAAAAGAGCTTCAAGAAGTTCATGGCTATAAAGTAGGATTACACTTTGAAGATGATCCTATTCAAATTGCTGAAATTAAAAAGGTTCATCCGGATTTACAAATAATACATTTGGTTAGAGAAAGCGAGGAACATGTCAAGTACTAATTTGTGGAAATATGTTGATCAAAATGTAGCAGATGATATTGCTTATTTTTGGAAACGTGTTATTGAAGGATTTGATTATCGAGCTGGTATATCTGAATCTTTTAATGGAGATGATCCCGCAATACAATGGAACACAGAATACTTTGGTCCTAATGTAACAATGGATGATCGTTTACGATACATTGCAACAAATATATCCACAAATAAAGAAATGTCTGAAAAGAATAGAGTACTTAATTTTTTAATTACTCACTTTTATGGAGGAAGAGACTGCCATAGAGTTCTTAATGCTGAATTAGATCCAAGGAAAGCTTACACTGATTTTGAACGAGCTTTAATCGATCCAGAATATGTAAGTACAATTAGATCTAATTTAGATAGAGCCAAAGGTTTGGGATATTCTATTTGGTCAAAGACTGAACTTCATACATCTCTTATGGGAGCATCAAATAAATTTGCAAAACAGAAATATGGATTTGATACTCATGCAGTCAATATGATTGTTTGGTTATCAGATTGGTTAGTAGATGGTACTGTTGATAAAATTCTTAATTGTACTTCTTTAAAAGAATGTGTTGAAATATTACTTTCGAAAGAAGGTATAGGTCCTTACTATGGTTATCATGGAGCTACTGACCAATCAACTAATCCTAACTTACCATTCAATCATGATGAGGCATTTGTAGTGCCAGGACCAGGATGTCAACTTACTCTTAAAATGTTATTTCCAAAATTAACTAATAGAGAATGTTCACCTGGAAATCAAGTTGTTTGGGTAAGAGAAAACCAAGAAAAATTATTTGGCAAAATTGAATTTAATGATTTTTGGCACAATGTTATTGTGGAGGATAAAGAAGTATATTCATTTCCACAAAATGAATTGATGTGTTATACTGCTGAAGTGGCGTTATGTCAATACGGAGTATACTGCGATATGAAAAAGAATACATCAAGAATTGAAAAAAGACAAATTGCAAATACTGATGTGACGTCGATTGTACAAAGTTTACAACATAAACCATCATCAATAGAAGAATTTTTAATATGAAAAATATAATTAACTGCCCATTTATACCTATTGCTAAAAGAGCGGCTTCTCATAGAGGAGCTCAAGGTGTAATATATGGCGATATGATTAAGGAGAAATATGGACACTGCGATATCAATTACGGTGGAGAAATTGAAGACCACAACAATTATGATGCTCTTTGGGTTTATCATGGGAATGACTGGTCTGGTGGCATTAATATGTTTGGTGGCGTCTATGGTTTTCCATACGTTAAAAACACTGTTAACTTTTCTAAGTTCAAAGGTAAAGTTTATTCGATTGGAATGGACTTTCCACCATACCACCAAATGGTTCAATCAAAACTTGAATCAGCTAAAAAGGATGTACAACCAGAATGGAATGAGGTCGATCTCGAAAATCTTGAACGTATGTTCGAAGAAGCTGAACGAGTCGATTATCCGAATCAAACAAAAAAACTGGTAGTAGGAGATTCTCATTCAATCTGTATGTATAGGCCAGGTTGGACTGTGAATAGTGTTCCGTTTAAAACTTTAAATGGAGCATTAAACGAAGGTCTTAAATCATTTATCAATATAGAAACTGAGGGATCAGTAGAATTTTATTTTGGTAATATTGATATAAGACATCATGTATGTAGATTAGAAGGAGGTTGGGAGAAGAACGTAAAAGATCTTGCTGAACGATATGTCGAGGAGGTGAAGAACTTATCTGTTCCAGGTCGTATATACGAACTTCTACCAATCGAAAATGAATCACGAAAGATTCCTAAATCAGGATTCTATAATGGTAAACCTTTTAGTGGTACATGGGAAGAGCGTAATAGCGCTCGAAAATTATTTAATGAAATTATTCATGATTCCGGATTAGGTATTCAATGGACTAAATATTTATTAAATAAAAAGGGTGAACTTGATTTTGACTATATGGAAAAGCCACAATCAATTCATTTATCAAGAGAGTACTATCCATATTGGAATGGTATGGAAGCAACTAACACACTTGAGGAATTTTTTTAAGATGAACACATGGGCAAGCATAGTTCCATTGATTGGTGGTGAAACCATTGCAATGGAAAATATATTCAAAACAAAACCAAAATATTTTCTAACGTTTGATGGATTTCAAGCTAATGAAGAACACTTACTGAATTATTATAATAACGAAATTCCGTATATTAATTTATCGAAAGGTGAAAAACATACTGAAGGAGTTGATGTAGTAAATACAGTATGTCCATGCGCA